GGTAAATGATTGACCAAGGTAGTAGGTTCTATTATTTAGAGTGGTAGAAAGACCTGAGAATGAAGTGCTGATTGATAAATTAGAACTACCACCAACAATTGTTACATTACCACCAGCAGCTGGATCAGCAGTAAATCTCGTGGTGTTGTATCCATAAATCGCATCAACAGCTGTTTGTGCTGTTCCTACAGTGTTAAAACCAGCGATTGTTCTATCTTGCCAATATTTTAAAACACCAGTGGTTTGATCATAGTTAATTACATATCCAACTGCAGTAACACCCGTTCCAGTAGTTTGTTTTATTATACTATCAGCAGTGAATGTCACAGAACTATATCCAGTTCCTGCTAGTCTCAAAGCGTATGCAGCACTTGCTTTATCTAATGTAAGTATTTCATTAGAGTTAAATGCTTTGGGATTTTCTAAAAGACCTATTCTAGCAAATTGATTACCTGTTATGAAATCTGGGTTCTCAGCATCATTTTCAATTCTTGCATACATCAAAGCGTTAGTTGCACCTAATTCTCTGTAAATGTCTGCACCATGACCACCTGGTGGTGTGATAATTACATCAAGAGTAGGTGGAGAGGTTGGTGTTGGGATAGATCCAGCAGCTAAATCAACATTACCATAAGTATATCCAAATCCTTCGTTTGATACAGTAACACTTTCAACTTGTGCATCATTATTAACAACAACAGTGCATTCTGCATTGAATCCATCACCCTTAATTGGAACTCTAGTATAAGTTTGGTTAGCAGTTCCTATACCAGTTCCTCTATTCTTAACAACAACAATCTTGATTCCACCATCTACAGCATTATTCTTCACAGAAGCATCTGCAGCATTATCACCCCAATTTGCTGGAACTGGCATAAAATCAGTAGAATCAAATTTAATTAAATCTGCTGGTTTAATGCTATATAAGTATTTCCAAATATATCCGTCTCCAGAAGTACCTGGTGTTCTTGGTTCCAAATCTGTGAAAGTTGGTTCATCTAGAGATGGTTTACCATCAGGTGTTTCAGGTGTTGTTCCATTTTGTAGACAAATATAAACTCTAAAATCACTGTTAACAACAAAATAGTTTGCAGTATATAACGATGTTCCACCAGAGTTTGGTGGAGCATTAGAAATACTATAGTCATGTCTATAATAATCATATGTTGTTCCAGAGTTCCAACTTAACTTAGGAACAATTTGTTTCACATCAGCTGCTGTCACTCTTTTCACAGCGATCATACTATCATGATACTCATTCATGTTATTGAAGTTATCAATTGGTGCTGGAGGATTTGAATCCCAATCAGTCTGATATGCTGTTGGATTAGGTAAACCCACAAAGGCATAGTAAGAATTAGTCGAAGTTGATACACCAGCAACAAAATTCTTTGCGTTTAATATTCTTATTTGATCCGTTATGATTGCCGACATGAACTTTTGTTTACACTTTTTTTATTTATTTAGACAACATAGTTTTGAGCCTTAAGAGCAATCTTCCTCTTAATCTGTGGCCCTGTTTTTATACCAGTAACACCATCATTGGTATTAGCGGTGTATGCCTGTGCTATTTGTCTATCAGTTAGTTGTAATCGACCCCAACTAAAGTCACCTAAGTATCGAGTGCTATGACCCTGACCCACCGTGGAATAACCAACAGTGTTCTGTAAACCATTCCAACTTAGAACTCTACAGAATACCCTTGTTGCTTCTTCTGATTGATCAGTGCCAATTCCGATGGTTGTTATTCCAACATGGTGTGCAACCTCATATATGCCGTCTAGAGCTGTGGTTCCAACACCAACATATCCAATGGAACTAGTCATAGAAACCGCAGTGACACCAGAACCAATGTTAGAATTGCTGACTGTGAAATAATATCCAGTCTGCAATCCACTTCTTGTCACAGCATCAGGGCTATTAATGTTCTCATCTCTTAATGTAGAACCCTTTGGAATATACAAGTCAAATACAATTCCAGTTCCAATACCGATTCCTGAAGCATTATTTGCATTATTTGAATCAGATAGATTGGTCACTATACCAACTTTAGTGATAACACCAAAGTCTCCCTCATATAAATCAACAGTATTTTCTTCCCTAACATATGTAGGTGGTGCAATTAAAACTACAGGAGGTGCAGCAGAGGTGTAACCAGTTCCAACAATTCCAGAGTTAATTCCCACTGTAATTGAAGATATAGATCCATTAGTGACTGTTGCTGTTGCAATCGCTGTTGCAGTGGTTCCAATACCTACAAATGGTGTTCCACCAATACTTATAGGTTGCTGTATTCTGACTTCTGGTGCAGATGTATATCCATCACCACCTGCTGTGATAGAGAAGAATGATATTGTATTAGCAATAGATACGATTGCAGTCGCTGCAGCACCAGCGAGAAATTCATATTGTGCACTTGCATTAACAATTTGAATATCTTTTTGGAAATTTCTATCTGATGGGTTTTCATTCTCAGGATTGAAGAATGGTTTACAACTATCGATGAATATCTCTGTTTGACCAACACCAACTGATTGTATTAGATATGCAGTTGGGAATAGGCTGGGTTCATATAATGGTCTATCTTTACGAACTATCTTACCGTCAATAATTCTGTCGTTAAGTTGTCTATACCATTTAACAGGTCTGGTTTCAGTATCACTATCACCTATACCTCTTCCATAATATTGATTCGTTACAACTGTATCTGATGATTTTAACTCATGAACTGCTCTTGGGAACTCAAGGAAAGTTCTTGTATTGTAAGCAGGATCAAATCCAACTTGTAAATCATCACCAACTTTAACAGTTTCTACAATGTCTCTATCTTTTACGTCTTCACCACCAGTTCCTCTATAGAAGAATATTCTCAATGAATCATCGGGATTTGGTGCTTCAGTAAATGTTATCGTTCCACCACCATTAAATTCATAACCTTCACCAGGTACTTGTAATACATCATTTATTGTCATGATAATGGTGTTCTGCACCACTATGTTTGAACCAGTTCTTGCTTGTATAGCAAATGCCTCACCACCAACTGTAAGTGGGAATGCTTTTCTAGAACCATTGAATAAACTTGAGAAATCATCAAGAGCCTGTAACTCACCCATTGTCCACATATTAAACTCATCATGATGAACTTTTTGTAGTGTTAATTGGAATGGTCTGAAAGGAACTTGTTCTACAGGAATAGCATAGGATTCGCCAGGTGCAGTTGCAAATGTAGGAACAGTTAATACTTGAGACTCACCATATCCAAATCCTGTATTAGTAATTTCAAAATCAATTACACGACCACCAGTGGTTGCAACACCGACTCTGATATTTGCTCTTGCCTGAGATCCACCAACACCAGGTGTCGCATCATTATCATACCAAAGAGGTATATCTTGATATGGTAATGGTGCATCGATAATTGCTTCAAACGTAGATGAACCAACACCAGTAAAACCAGGAACGGGATTAGTTTGTGTAATCGCAATACTTACAACACGACCATTCGTAACTGCTGCAGTTCCGATAAATTCTATAACAGGTGTTCCTGTAGAAGTTGTAAAGGCAACACCAACTCTAACTTCAGTCGCTATACCAACACCACCAATTGAACTTGTTGATGATAAACCAGCATAGCCTGGATTTACTCTATAACCAGATCCACTATTACCAATACTGACTGCTGTAACAATACCAGAGGAAGCAAAACGAATTGTCGCACCAGCAGATACTAGTGGTTGATATCCTAATCCTTCACTTGATGCAACTGATACGATAATACCACCAGTAGGAACAGTTGCAGTGTTAACATCATTAGCAATAGATGATGCTGTTCCTGTAAATGTTATAGATGTAATTCCAGAAACTTCCGATAATTGATAATCATTTAACTGACCTGCACCTTGTAGTATTCCATTTACCATTACAATACCAAGGTTTGTAGCAATACCAGTTACGTTTGTTTTATTTTGCTTCAGAGTGAATACTTCTGTTTGACCATTAAATGATCTTGATATGTCATCAATAGCGTAGTTTCTAGCATAGGCATCAAAGTTACCACCCTTAATACCAGACCTGTTAAATATTCTACCACTAAAACTTGATGTTGTTGTTATGCCAGTAAAATCTCTATCACTTGATGGAAGACCTGTGCTTCCAACACTAATAGGTCTACCACCTTTGGGTGCTTCAGCAAAATTAAGAGTATTATCAATTATATTATAGTTACCACTCATTTTCTCAACAACATCATGATTAGCATGTGCAGCGATTTTAGTTCCCATCCAATTTCGATGAACTCTAATAGCACTACTAATACCTGCATTTTCAACCGCAATTATTTTCATCATCTCATTATTAACCTTTATAACATCTCCACTAAAGAATGACGTTATACCTGAAGTGAACATTATAGTTTCACTTTGAACAAAACTAACTCCAAGAGATGTGGTAACACCAGTTCCTACAATTGGGCTTTGAATGATATTGTCAATTGACACTAACGCTCTTGTATTTTCATTTTTACTTATTAAACTATGTGAAGTTCCTACACCAACAGCAGTTAGACTTAATGGAAGTGCAATAGATTTTAATGCATTTTCTGCAGTTGATGCAAGTTTAATTAAAGTATCGCTAACCTTTATAACAAATACAGAATCTGGAAGATAAGTTACACTTGCAGGAGAAGTAGAAGGTGTCGCAGCTATACCAATATGATCTGTAGTTGCTCCAACACCTGTAGTTGTGCATCCTACTATTGGTTGTTTTACACGATATTCAACTTCTTCACCAGTTACAAAGAAATGATTTGGAATACTAATAGTGTTATTAGTTGTGTTTACAATGTCTGTGCTAGATCCATCAAAGTCTTTTTTAAATATCTGATTAGTTTCATTCAATATTGGGAACTTAGTTTTAGATCCAAAGAAAGTTCCTTCATAGACATCAAACTTAGTTTGAATAGATCCAGACTGAAGTTCAATCTCATTAGGATCTGTTCCTTCAATAGATTTAAGTGCATGTATGAATGTCTTAACTTCAACAGCTGTATTTGCATTTGGAACAAAAGTTATCTCTGTAAAGCAGTCTGATCCATCTCTTCTTCCACCTATAGTTCCTATACCAGTTGCATTTGCATTAACACCTGCTCCAGTTACAATATTTCCATACTCTGTCATAAACACACGAGTATCATCGTCAACCATCATGATTTCTGAGAACTCATATCTATCATTAGTGGTATCTTTAACTTGAACAATAGCATATGCTGCGTCAAATTCTTCAACATAGCTACCAACACCCACAGGATATGGTGCAGATCTGGATGGTATGGTTGTTGATTGTGCAATCAGAGATCCATTTTTTAATTTTACTGTTCCTATCCCTGTATAAGTTTCAGATGATATTCCTATAGTTACCGAGTTTATAAATGCAGTCGTAATACCAGCATTTGGTGTAAATCCAATTTGAATCTGTGCAGTGGTTCCAAGACCGACTATGTGTGGTCTAAATGTTCCTAATGGTTCTGCAGCTAGATTGTCTCTTCTGTTATGAATGGTTAACTGACCATACTGCTCAAATGCAACAGTAGATCCTAAACCTACAGCACTTTGATGCATTACCATACTTAATTCATTATATTCAACTGTTCCTTCACTTGTTGCGATTGCAACTATTGTTTTAGCAGATCTTGGGCAGAACATCTCAAATGGTGCTTTACCAGCAGCACTTGGAAGCCCTGTTGTGGTTGCACTTCCTACGGTGGCCACAATGACCTCTCCACCGCCATGAGCAGTTCCACCTAGTGTTGTGGCAGCACCGATGTGAACAAGTGCTCCTACAGGATTTGATCCTGCTCCTATGCTAGTTGATACACCAGCAGTTAGTGAAGTTGTAAGACCAAGTTCATTAAGGTTATATGATAGAGTTGTTACATTATAATTATTAAACTCACTCTTAGTTGGGAAGAATCTAAGAACAGCTTCACTACCATCAACAGTGGAATCCATAGATCCAAGATCTCTTATAGTATCCACTTGACCATATTGATTAATCATAGATTGACCACTAATCGGATCAAATAATGCATTAACCATCATTAACTGCCTTTCACCTTCAAATAATCTATCTTTCACATATACCATGAATCTGTTTTCTTTATTACCAGAAATATCAAATCTACCTACTTCAGAAAATGCTGTTGTTCTTGGTAAATCATTAAAATCACCACTAATATCATCAATAGAAACAACTCTATTTCCAACAGACTCAGCGTAATCAATCAGAATACGATTCTGGAAAGTGATTTCATCAGACAAATTACCAGCATCAGGAGATCTTGATTTTAAATTTTCTGTAACGAGATCAAAATTGTTTATTTCATGCATACTCTCATATCCTACCAAATCAATAACACCAGTTACTGTTCCAGCAGTTCCAACAACCATTGATGCTTTATTAGCAACTGGTAGATTAGACTCTACTTGTAAATTACTAAATTTCTTGAATCCAGCAGTATGAGTTAAATTATTAACAATATCTTTCCACTTATCCATGAATACCCTAGACTTAATCGCATATGCAAATCTTTGGTAGTATTCATTTTCATGAGTTACCTGTAGGATATTACTTAGGAAACCAGTTTCATATTCCCAACCATTATTCACCATGGAAAAGTAATCTACTGTAAAGTTAGTGTCAAATGTAAGAATTATATCAGACACTGTTCCTTTAGCACCTGTTACTGTAGATTCTATTAATTTTCCAACTTCAAAATCACTTGCAGCTTCTATTGTTAACCACTGACTTGCAGGATCATATTCAGCAACAATACCAGAAACAGGGCCAACACTAGTTTCAGATACTAATGTTTCTTTTGTGTTAAATGTGTTTGGTTGCAATTCAGCACTGAATTGTGGGAAATCTCTTTCTCTCACTAACACTGCAGATGATAATGTTGAATTAAAATTACCAGGTGTTTCACCAGTTGGAACATTTCCACCCATACTATAAGTTACAACACCAACGTTACCTAAATTTTGATGAACTTGTGTTACTTCAAAAGTTTTGTAATCATACTGATCAGAATTATATCCTTTTCCTGTAGATCCAACTCCAACACTAGCATTTTCAACTAATACTTTATCACCTATTTCTATGGGAAATTCAGATGCAAGACTATAAGCAACTTTTAATGTTGCTGCAACTGTATCTGAAGATGAGTCATAAACAAGATTTGTTACCCTAATTCCATTCGGATTATTAACAGGAACAATAATAGGAGTAACATTATTCAATCCAAAAGTGTTTTCAATAATGTCTACAAATCCCTCTCTATCAGGAGTTGATAGATTATAAGATAAATCAGCATCATTATCTTTTGCTCTAGTAAGACCATCAAGAAGAACTAACGCTGGTGGGTGATTATATCCTCTACCATAAGAGGTAATACCAACAGATTTAAGACCAGATAGTGCTGATATTTTAATAATCTGAGGGAGTTTCGATTGAGGTCTTAATGTGAAATCTGATGGATAATCAAAACCAATATTTTCAAGTTTTGTTGTTTGAGGAACACCTATTGATCTACTAGATGCTTCTAAAATAGCTCCAGAACCTGTATCAGAGGTGACAGTTGAAACACCAGGTAATCTAGTATATCCCTTTCCTTTTTCAGATAACGCAACGTCTGCTATAGGCCCATATGCAGTTTTAGATGTAGTATCGTAACTTAATATAGTTGTAGTTGAACTTGTATATGAATTTTCTTCGGGGAATTCATCTAGATCATATGTAAAAGTATTATCAGAATTTGCAAGAATATTAAATTGACCAGCATAACGACTCTCTCTAAAGTTTAGAGAGTTATTTCCTATTATTTCTCTGTCTAATACAAGTTCTTTGTTTATGTCTGGGTTATCTGAAGATGTATTTGCAACTAAGTTATAATAAAGTATTTTTGGAGTATTTTGATTATATGTCAATATCAATTTACCATCAATACCAACAGTTCCAGTTCTACTTACATTAAATGTAGATGACAACTCATTTGATGTATATTCGTGAATAAAATTATAATCTGTGTAAAGTTCTAAATCAAAAGCAGGTAATGTATCTGCAACTTTAATATAAGATAATGAAGAATCAGATAAATCAAATGTTATAGTTCCATTTTTATAAAATTCTAATGGTGGATTGACAAGACCCAATGTTCCTGCAGCACCTACTGCCGAAACATCTAATGGAACAAATACAGGTCTACTTTGTTGTGTTTGGAATTTACTACCACACAATTTAATTGTATCGTTATCAACAACATATACAAAGTATTCCTTATCATGAGTCAATCCTCCCACAGCTGTAGTTGCAGTATGAACTACCCTTTGACCAGTGGCCATCTCATGTTTTGCTATGGTGATAGTGTTTTGATTACCAACAGCCCCTGAAGTGTTAACACCAGCTGCTACAAAATCTAGTTCTCTAGCGATTAATTTTCTATTCGCAGCGTTATACTTAATAGGAACGGTTGTAACAATACCTGCATTGACGCTTAAAAATACTCTATCATTATGTTTTAATCCATGACTACTAGCTGCTGATACAGTAATTAAGTTTTTCTCAATAGATCCTTTTACTGTTGTGCTGGAATTTCTTCTTAAACTATGATATTGACCAGTTCCAATACCAGTAAAATACATTAAACTTTGTTGTTTAATACTAGCTCCGATACCAGTAAATACATCCTCTGGATCTATACCACCACCTGCTGTTCCTAAACCAACTCTAACTGTTGATAATCCAATAAAATCATCATTTAATCTTGCAACAAATAAAGGAACATTTTCTGAAAGACGATCTGCTACATTAAACAAATTAGCTCTAGCACGGTTAGTTGCAATACCTAATGCATTTCCCGTATTTCGATTATATATTACCTGATCTCCAGTTTTAAATTTATGGTTTGGTAAACGTATAGATCTAGTGGGTAAGAATACTTGACTTGGGCCGCTACCAGGATTTAAAATTGTTGCGGTTGTTCCTATTCCAGGCCCAGCAGTGGTTCCAACACCAACAGATTCTACTGGGTTGAAGTAATATTCAAAATCAACCTGATTATCAAAGTCAGTGTTAAAACCAACATCTATTCTAAATTTTCTAGGATCCTCCTCTATCGGTGTTCTAATAGTATGAGCAACTCCAGGCCCAGCATCACTTAAATTATTTTGATTTCTTAATACTCTTATTCTAGAATTTGCAGCATCAATATTCAGTATTTTAACCTCTTCCATTTGAGTGCCAACACCAACCTTTAAAATATCATTTTCCCTTAGACTTAAATTATTAAGACTAGCATTTGGAGAAGGTAATTGACCTAGAACACTAAAAAATGTAACTAACCCAGAAACAGAAATTTTTGGTATAGCTTCAGAAACTATTAATTTTGAAGATGATATTCCAATATTATAAGACTTACCACCAATTTTAGAATTTGTTGTTGATATTCCTGAAATATAAACTTTGTCTCCATTTTGTAAATTTAATGGAGTAGTATGAACTCCTACAAATCTACCTCTTTCGTTAGATGGATAAAATTCTATGTTATTTAATTTAGTATTAGTAACTGCAATAGTTCCAATACCAGGCCCTTTTACTTTAGATACCTTTCCAACTGTTTCAAAATTTTCAGCAACTTTTTCTTCAAAAACAAGTTTATCACCAACTTGATATGAAGTTCCACCAGTAACAACACCAACTTTATCTACAGACCCCTCTGAGGCATATACAATAGAACCTTCTTGAGTAACATACTTATATGACTGACTCACATAATCATAAGAACTATTATCTTGTAATAATTCATAGGGTTCAGTATTTCTTACCCAATCAGTTTTATTTAAGTTAATTTCGTCTTGATTATTTTTAGATAAAAAGTTAAATTTATTTGGTTGTGCTCCAAAATTTTCACCTATTAAGTATGGGAATTTTGGTTTCTTAAAATTATCAAATGGGTCACTGGAATCATCAGTAATTGATGATTCAAGAGTTGCAAAGTATGCGTATATTCCATTTGGATACTCAGGAGTTACACCATATCTTCCGTTATTTTCATCAAGATAACTTTCATCAGTATTACTATTCCATGTAAAGTCTTCAACAAAAAACTCTTGGGGGAAAACGCTAGTAGGAGGTCTATTTGTTTTTAAATCTACAGAATATCCAGAGTTGAGTTGAGTTACTGACCCACCAGTGCTTTTCTCATATCCATATGGGCCATATATTGGAAGACCATCATATGCCCAACCTATGATCGGTGAGTGTTGTGTTCTATCTTGCTCTTCACCACTTGATAAAGTTAAGTCTCTACTACCATATAAAGCATCACCATCAGAGTTATTTTGGTATAATACTTTTCTTAAGCCTCTTGGTGCATATGCATGTGAACATTGCAACTCAAGACCTATTTGAGTTGGTTTCTCTATGAATACATCAGAATCATCTATGTTAGTAAAATTCTTCCTAACCTCATTTACTTGCCATGTTTTAAGATTAACGTTAAATATAGCAAATTCACCAGCAGACTCTACGTTTAGTGAAGTTGTAGAAGCACCATATCCAATACCACCCTTAATTATCTTAACATTTCTAATTTGACCATTCACTATTTCTGGAACTAACTCTGCACCAGTTCCAATACCTGTAACTGAAATACTAGGAGGAGTATTGTATGATTGACCTCTATTTTGAATTGCAACGTCAATGATCTGACCATTAGCAACAACGGGTAACAATTCACCACTTACACCAGTGTATAAGTCAACTCTAGGTGATCTATTAAAGTTAAGTATTTCAGAAGCACCATATCCAACCCCACCATCTGTTAAATGAATGGATGTTATTTCACCTCTAAAGAGAGGTTGGGGAACACATTGAAAATTATTACCCTCAATTGAATTAATACCAACCTTACCTTCAATCGTTACAACAATAGGATCATAATTAAAACTATGAGTTGCAACTCCAACTGATGTAAAGTTTTCATATTGTTTAGTTTTAAGATAAAAATCTTTTGCAGTTGTTCCAACACCCACAGTTGATAATTTAAAGTTATTACCATCTATAACATAAACATAATATTTCTTACTATCAGAGAGACCCCCTATGGAAGTTCCATCAGAATCAGCAGTATACGTTACAATCTCACCTGTCTTATAATCATGATTATTAATCGTAATTATATTAAGTGCAGTATTGATACCAGTTGGTTGACATGTTTTAAGTTTATTTTCATATCCTTCACCTGGTTCTAATACATTTATACTACCAACTTGCGATTTACCCTCGAAGGATCTAAATTGATGGTTTCCCTCTCCAAAGGTTCCAATACCAATAGTGTTAATACCAGAAACTGCTTCATTTAAGTTTTTATGAAGTCTAATTGTTTTTTCAGGATACCACTTTTCTCCATTATAATCTAACCAGCTGGATATCGTAGTCATTCCAGCAGGAGCATCTGTATTAACATAATAAACTGCACCAGTGCTTAAACCAGATAAAGCCTTTTCTCCAAGAGTGTCATACACAACCTTTTCATAATTTCTAAACTTATGATATGTTAAAAATCCAACGTTAAAGTCATCACCAGTTCCACCAAACACAATTGTTTGAGATCCTGAACCAGAATTAAATACCACTTGATGAGGAACTGTAACCATTTTACACTCTGCTACAGCACCAGTTCCATTTCCTCCACTTATCGAAACTTTAGGAACATCAACATAATCAAAACCTGGCTCCTGAATTCTTATTTCTTGTAAACTACCTCTAGTTGCTACAAATCCAGTAGCACCTGCTCCCACACCATCATTAATCGCTAGTTGAGGTGGATTTATAACATCATACTTTCTTCCACCACCAGTTACGTCAATTGATTTTATATCACCATAGTAACAAACATCCTGAGACTTATAACTTAGTATTTCAACACCATTAATTAAAATTCCATTATATCCAATTTCTGTTTTATACTTTTTACCATCATAAACTGGCATATCAATTTCTCTAAGCAGTTTTTGAGGTAAAATTTGTTTTCTATGAAATTCATATTTCTCAAAAGTATTATCTACAATGTCTGTCGTAACAGTTGTTTCTGACACTTTTGTATAATTGCCGTCATACAAGTTTGATCTGGATTTCGCTAATCGTATATCATTTAAATTTACTCTCTCAACAAAATATAATCCCTCACTAAACAGAAAACTATCTATTCCACCAGCAGCATTTTTTTGTGGTGTATAGTAAATAGCATCACCACTAAAGAAATTATGATCGTTAGAACCAGTTGTTATTCCAATAATTGTTTGACCACCTTGGAAAGTTCCTGATAAATTAATTTTTTGTGTGCTTGGATTTAATTTGTGATCTGAGCCATAAGAAGGTATAGAGTTAGATGCAATTAAATTTTTAATTTTAGAAAGAGTGTGAGCATATCCAACCTCTTGCATATAAACATTCTGAGTATTTGCAGTATAATCATTTAAATGTTGGTGATTATTGTTAACTCCACTTCCATCTGCATTTGGTTTGGTAAGTAATTTTCTTATGGAAGCAACTGCAGTAAGATCACTTATCGCAGATCCCTGCATTCTAATTTTTACGTTACTTAAAACATCAGTAACAGTATAAGATCCATCCAAGTCTCCAGTTGATGTTTGAACTTTTATTGTATCGTTTAATCTTATTCTATGGAAATCATCAGTTGTAACCTCATAAGTTGGGCCTGAAGCATCCTGTAGTGTAATAGTATCAACATCATACTTTGGTTGAATATTAAAAATCCAGTTATTTGATTTAAAATCAGTTACTTTAGCAATCTTTCCTAAAGACTTTAATTTTATCTTCGCACCTTTTCTTTGATAAAAAGTATTTGGAAGTTCTATATCACTTAATACACCTGTTATTCTGCATCGTATGCCGTCTGTAGTGACCCCTGCAGTGCTGTTTGCTTTACCAGAGGCATAAACATAAGCATTCTGTCTAATTGCTGTGGCATCCTTAATAGTAGTAGTAATACCAGTTGTGCTTATACCTAGAAACTGTGTGACATTAGTGCTACTATATGTGCAAATTCCTGTAGTTCCATTTTGATATTTAAATGTTAAAGTTCCTTCATCAGGGAAACCTATTGTAGAATCAACATCAATATAAGTTTGTGCTGCACCAACAGCTCCAACATTCTTAGAATTAGCATGAATAGCAAAATTACCGTAAAGTAATTCATCAGAGCTACCTGTTCCAAATGACGCATCAATACTAACCTTATAATATGTTTCTGTTAAAAGACCTACCCTAACTCTTTCAACCATTGAAACTGGGCCATATGCTCTAGATAGATTCTCTATAGGGTCTTGAAAGAGTGTTCTATTCTCAAGATCCATAGGATCACCAGACAATGCCTCAACTATGATATCACGAGTTTTTCTATAGTTTGCATCAGATGGTGCAATTACATAATCAGCAGGTCTAACAATATCTACCTCTTCATTGTATAGTGATTTAAACAGTAATTTAAAGGATTCATCTGTTCCCCTTGAATTATAGAAATCTTTTGAATGGCGAATAAATTGTGGTTGGTTTAATGCAGGGTTTAAATCTTTTTGAAAACCAGGTAAAAATTGTTTCTTAGACTTCTTTAAGAATTCTTGTAGAAATAATGTGCTTAAATTCTCAACTACACCACCACTAGTTCCAACACCAACTGCGTGAGTTCCTGCTTTAGAAGTAGAAAATACAAATTCTTCTGGTTCATCAGGATTACTAAATGATGTAATACCACTAAATCCACGAATACATCCAGTAAATGAGTTTGTTGTTAATCCAGTATATGTTATAATCTCATCGTCTATTTTTAATAAACCATAATTTTCAGGAAATCCAGTAGTATCCTTTACAGATATGGTTTGATCGAATTGGCCAACGGCACTTGAGAGGGTCGTAAAACCGACTAGAGTGCCTGATTTATTTAATTGTATATAAGAGTCTATATTGCTGATTATATCGATTGGGCCGCCTTGATATTCCTGACCCTGATAGTATGCACTTAAAAATTCACCGACTAAAGGGCTGTCATCCTTCACATAAGAAGGAAGTTGTTCTTTGACAACTTTGTTAATTTGAACTCTTTTATCGGTCATGTGTTATCTTATGATCTTTCTGTCTGTATAACTTGATGTAACTGTATATGTTGATCCTGATGGATCTGCACCTGAAGCAATTTCATCAACAATCATTTCCACATTACTAGTATCTAGTTGCAAATAAAGATCCTGTAATCCAATTACGTCATTTGAATGAGGAACAACAGAAATCTCCATAATTTGTTGAGCATCCTTTGTCTTACCTGAGACAATATTAATAGGGTTAAGGGTTATTCTACCAGTTGAATAGTTAACAACACCTATATTTGACCTTTCAATCATTGGAGTTGTTGAGCTTGGTGAGTCTAAAGAGAACAAACCAAGTGATCCAGTCACTCTATCGGTGTTTGGAATGTCATAAAGGTAAACATCATTACTAATATCCAATACTTTGAACGCAGTAGAACGAATATTGAACCCATCCATAGATGAAATATGGAATTCATTACCAAAATCGATGGCATATTCTGCAAATTGATCAATCGATAACCTTAAATCGCGTCTCATTTCAACTGTTGTGATGTTAGAGGTCACAGATTCATGACTTTGATCGATAACTTTAAGGAATTTACTGTATTTGAACCTTGCTCCATACTTATTTAACTCCGCAGAAGCAGCTAATTTATTGATATTGTTCAAAATTGTTGATGAAACTAGCGATACATTAGGTGCAAAACTCGTATTGTAGTAAACTTTACTGTCAGTCTCAAGGTAGAGATACTTGAGATCGAGAATTTCGGGCAC